CGGGCGAAGTCGGGATTGCGTCAGGCGGCAGCGCCGGCGCGAGCGCGAAGTCGAGCGTCACGTTCACGACGCCGACCACTTCGGACGCGATGGCGAGCAGTCTCACGAGGTAGACGGGCAAGCCGATACCGAAGTGCGCCGGGTCGGTCGGGTCGACGCTCGCGAGCTCGAGCGCGGCGCGAATGCTCAGCGGCACGTAGCTCGCGTTAGTCGTCGCGGCGTAGTTGATGTTGACGATCTTCTGCGTCGGCCGGGTGAAGCGCACGAAGTGCGTCACGCCTTCGGTGTCTGTGATCGTGACAGTGGTCGACCCAAACGTCTCTATTCCGGCCGGCTTGTTGCGCCAGATGCTTTGCGCGATGGCGTCGTCGACGCCGCCAGAGACCACGATCTCGAAGCTGTGCGGCGGCAGCGTGTTGACGATGGCGTCGGTGACGTTTTCCGAGCCGGTCGCCGTGATGACGTTCGGCAGCAAGCGAACGTCGGCGACGATGCCTTCGAGCGTCGAGCCCTGGCTTGTCGCGCGTAGCTCGGCCTGGCGGATGCGATACTCTTCGTCCGTCTCGACGTTGCGCCCGGGGATCGCGGTAAGCGGGTTCGTGACGGCCGTCCACCCCGATACGGGGCTTTCAATCTTCGTCAGTGTGTTGGCGCCGGCCGTGAGCGCGCCGGCCGTTTCCGCGGCTGCGGCGACGTCGTAGCTCGTTGCAGTGGTCGCCGTGATGGCGTCGGCGAGCGTCACGAAGCGCACGCTCGGTCGCGTTGGGTCCGATACTACGCTGCCCGTCGGGACGAGCGTGTTAGGCGCCATTGTCAGATGCAGCGTGACAAGTGCCTTCGTCGCCGGTAAGCGCGGCACGCCGACGAGCGAGCCGTTCGCATCGGCTGCGATGCCTTCCGCACTGGCCGGGTCGTGCGCGTCGTAGACTTCCGCCACGGCTTCCCAGCACGCGGCGAGCTGCAACGCTATGGCCATGTTCACATTCGCGAGCACGCCGGTCGCGCTGGTGTTCAATGAGCCGTCGACGGTCGACTTCTGCGCCGCTTGCAGCTCGGCGATAATCTCGGCGACTGTCTTCGCGACGAAGCCTTGCGGAGTGAGACCGCTCATGTGCCCCCTGTGAAGCCGGCCGTTGTGGGCGTCGCTTGCGGCTGCGAGCTCGGCGGGTCGAGCGTCACGAGCACGTCGCGGTATATCGGCACGACCGTTCCGTCGGTCGCGGTGACGGTCGCCGAGATGTTGAGCGCACGCTCCGCGCGCGAGAACGCGACCGTCAACCGGTCGACGCTCGCGACTCCGCCGGTCTCGCGCAGCACTTGCGAGAAGACGGCCTTCACGACTTGATCGGGCGGCCGCCGGTCGAAGAAGAGCGTGCGGTAGTCAATGCCGACCCGGGTGTCGAGCGGCCACTCGCCCTTGAACAAGGCGACCCGCAAATTGATGTCCTGCGCGACGGCGTCTGCGCCCGTGACGAGCACGAGGTCGCCGCCGGCGATCACGATGTCCCCGTCGAGCGGGTCGAGCGCGAGGTCGGTCACACGGGGCTCTACAGGCAGAGTCGACCGAAGCGCAAGTGCACCGGTGAATCGGTGCACCGGTGCACCGGTAGCTCGAGCGCTTAGTCGCTGCCCACGACGCTCGACCCGACGGCCCCCGGGGTCGATGGCACGGCGGTCGCGAGCACCGGCGGATCGGCGTCCGGGTCGGGCTCGGTCGGCGCGGTCGAGCCCACGGCGAGCGCGAATGCGGTCTTCGCGGCGACGCCGTAGCCGCCGCCGATTAGGCCGAGCGCCGCTTCGGTCGCGCTGGTGAGCCGGTCGAGGTCGGCAGCGATGCGCGCGGTCTCGGCGTCGACCTTGCTCGCGAGTGCGACCTTGTCGGTCGGCGCCGAGCTGCCGAGATTGACCTTAGTTGCGGTGACGAAGATGGCCTTGCCCGTGTCAGATCCGAGCCGCATGGCGTCCGAAGCGACCGCGCTTAGAAGGTGCGCGTAAGGCGCTGGGCCCAGCGGTAGGGCGACGGCCCCGTCGAGCGTGTGTGTCCCGAGGTCGCCCGTCGAGATGGCCACCTGGCGGCTCTTAGACGCCGTCGCGAGCCATTGGTCGATCGAGCGCTCGGCGAAGACGAGCAGCACGAAGTCTCCGGCGGCGAGCGGCCATGTGATCGCGAAGCCGCCGCCTTGGGGGAAGGCAAGCGGCACGCGCGGTATCACGGGAAGGTCCTCTTCGACGAACGGCTCGAAGCCTTCGGCGGTGTCGGAGGTCGGCAGCGCGTTGCGCAGACACGGCCGCACGTCGGCGAGCTGTCCGCGGCCGCTCGCGTCGGTGTAGACGGCGACCACTTGCCCCGGCATGGCGGTATGGGTGTCGAAGAGCGCCGAAGCGATGCCGGCCTGCACTATCTCGGCAAGGTCTGGCGTCGCGAGCGTCACGCGCGCAGCTCGGCCAAGTCGTCGGCGGGCAAGTCGTCTTCGGCGCTCGGCGCCGCCGGGATAGGTTGCAGCTCTTCGGCCGGTATGGCGTGCGTGTGCTCGGCGCTCGCGAACGCGGCGGGCTGCGGGTCGGGCTCGAGCACGAGCACGACGGGCTCGAGCACGGCGACTTCGGCGACGGCCGGCCGCTCGAGCGTCGCGGTCACTTCGTCGGTCGGCGTTGGGTCTGTGGTCTGCATGCCGGCGAGTAGCGGCAGAGTAGGGCGATGCGCAAGGGCTCTAGCGCTTGACCGCGGAGAGCTCGAGCTCGGCCCCCCAATCGTTGCCCATCCACTCGCCCTTAAAAGTCACGGTGTCGATACGGTAGACGCCGCCGACATAGCGCGTGTCTAGCTCGACCTGGCGCCCGGGATACAAGCCGGGAAGCATGAGCGTGCGCGCCTTCACAAGCTGATTTTTGCCGAGCTCGGGCGACTCAATCAGACCACTCTGCGGCGTGAGCTTGATCGGTGCATCCGGCAGCACGGCGGCGCGCGACGGCAGAAATTGCAGCTCGCCGTCTTGGATACTCCACTGCAAGCCACACGACCGCGTGAGCCGGTCGAGCACCGCGACGGCGTCGCCGCTCGCGGCGAAGCCTTTGCCGACGGCGACTTGCCCCGTCTTCCAGTAGCGCGCGTCTGCGACGACGGAGAGCGCGTTGCCGATGCCGACTTGCATGGCCGCTGCAACGTCGGTGATTATCTTCGCGAGCGACGTGCCTTGCACGTAGTTGCGCTGTACGCGCGCCGACTTCTTCTTCTTGCCGCCGTCGTCGCTCGTGATCGTGGTTGTCCACTCGGTGCCGTCGCGCGAGCTCCAAGCCTCTGACAAATCGCCGCGGAAAAGCAGACTAAGACCGGTCGCGGTGTAGCCTGCTTCGAGCGAGCAAAAGACTTCGCGCATGGCGTGCAGTCGCTTGCGTGACTCTTCGGATAGGTTGTGAATGGTGAGATCACACCGGCCGGCGACTTTGGCCGAGAGCGAGCGCTTGACGACAAATTGCACGTTGAGCGCGCTGATCGTCATGTCTTCGACTTGCAGCCAGTAGAGCCGGTCGAAGAGCGCGTCGGCGGGTAGTGCGGTCGCTTCGGTCGTGTCTGCCATGCGTCACCATGTGTCGTCGGTGACGTAGTACAGTCGAAACCGGTCGCCCATCTCGGCGAGCGTCGGCTTCGCGCCTTGGTCGCGCATGTCCAGAAACCAGATATCGCCCGGCGGTAGTCGCTTGTCGTAGTGGTAGCGGTCGAGCAGCGGGTAAAGCGTCACCATGCGCACGCCGAGCACCAGCGGTACGCCGGCGCTGTCTGACACGCTCATGCGGAAGCACTGGCCGCGCTGACTCCACACGATGCGCAGCGAGTAGCTCGAGCCGCTCAGCTGCACGCGTTGGGTCGAGTCGACGTCGGGCGTCGTGACTATGCGCAAGCTACTCATGGTTCCGGGATGGAGTCTTGCAGCTCTTTAAATTTCTTGGCTGCATCGCGGCCGAGCTGCTTGAGAAACCCTGTCTTGCGCTTCTGGTCGGGCGAGACTTCGCCCGGCTTGGTCGGCACCGTGTTCTGCGTGCCCTTGGCTTTCGCCGGCGTAGCGCGCTCTTGCGTCGGCACGGGTGACCCGTACGTGACGCCGACGACGGTTATTAGCTGGCACTGCGCGGAGAACATGAGCGCGTTGCCGCCGGTCGTGCCGTCGCGGGTCACGGTGAGCTCGGTCAGGATCGCGTTTAGATAGGTGCGGTAAGCGGTGACAATCTCGACGGGCTTGCGGCGCGCGAAGCTGTCGCGCAGCGCGGCCGCGACGTCTGCGACGCGGTCGACCGAAGTGCCGAACACGTGAAGCCCTAACGCTTCGGACTCGAGCGGGTCAACGTTCGACATATCGCCGATCATTTGCAAGCCGGACATTGATATGTTGTTTCGGATGTTCGCCGGGTAAGAGCGCTCCATGCTGAGCTTTTTCTTCGGCGTGCGCGGGTTGCTCGACGCGCGGCTCAAGTCGTAGGCTTGCCCGACGAACGGCAGCACGCTTAGCCAGCCATACATCGGCTCGCCTTCGATCGGCGTGCTCTTGTAGTTGTCCCATGTCGTGGTGATGGCGTTGCCTTCGCCATCGAGCAGCGGCGCGCTGGTGTGTGCAAAGAAGCTGGTGCCGAGATGCGACTTCGGCGTCTCGGTCGGCGTGTTGGTTACGATGCCTTCGACATGGATCGTCTCGGGCTGCGTGCGCACGTGGTCGGTCACGTTGGCGCCTTCTTCGACCGGAAACTGCGTGCACTGCGCGGTCATGCCGTGGCTTTCGCGCACACTGCAATCGATCCAGATCTTGTTTATTTCTAGGTGCTGCACTTCGCGCGAGTTGTTGACTGGCATCGGTGCGGGCTCCTATGGCGCGGTGCGCTCGAGCGCTTCCTTCGTGCGGCGCATGTTGATGTCGCTTGAGCGCTGCTGCGCGCGCGTGTAGTCGCTAACGTTGGCGCCCGGCGGTAGGTAGTTGTTAAAGATGGTGGGCCCGTGGTTGACCGTGACGCTCGAGCCTGAGCCCGACAGCGGCGAAGACACGCTCGC